ATTCTGCGGCCAGGAGTATGAGTATGAAGGCCGTAAGTATAGGATAATGAAGGAGAACTACCCAATGGGCAAGATCGTAGGCAACGATGAGGTACGCGTGAAGGACGCCGCTCAGGTTGGATAAGGGGGTCTGGCCCACAATTTCAGGGTAGTACTGTTTGTGTAGAACGAAAACGGATGCTGCAGAAAAAATATACATAGATTTTTCCTAAACGGGATGTGACACAACGTAGTACAATGTATTCATGTTGATATCACTTCGGATACCAGACGAATTACTGGCTGAGATTGATGCGGAGGCGATGGCAGATGATCGTAGTCGGAACTCGGTTCTCATTCGAAGACTTAGGGGAGACTTACATGGATTGGTACGCGATGACGCCAGAGGAAAGAATCAATCAAACGGGGACGGAGCCACCTTGCCCGTATTGCGGAAGGCCGCGAGTAGCAAGATCGACTTACATTCGGTGCAACCTGTGCGGGAAAAACTGGATGAGCGGCTCAGATCTAGCGAAGCACCCCCACACGAAGGTCACCGAACCTCTCCCTATGGTGGAAATCGATGGTGCTCAACCTGTAGTATCGAATACTGAGGTGTCTCATGCCGACGCTGCAACTAACTGAAGCCCAGATAGCGATTTATGCACCTCAGATTGTCTCTTTGGAGAATCAGGCTGGGGGGATTACGTATAAGGAGATTGCGAAGCGGTTGAGTCTTACTCTTGAGAAGGTCAGGAGAATCCGCGATTCTGGGGAGTATAAGCGGGTTGTGGCGATGCATAAGCGTAAGGTTGAGGCTTCTGTGGAGCGGATGACGCGGGAGAATACGCTGGAGATCCGGCAGAAGCTGAGTGAGTATTCAGGTGAGGCGGTCGAGACGCTGGTGATGCTGATGCGGAAATCGGATAAGGATTCGGTGAAGTTGTCTGCGGCGTGTGAGTTGATTGATCGGGATGGAAGGTTTGCTAAGGTTTCGAGGTTGATGAATGTGGATCAGGGCAAGGATGGTGCTCCGATGCTGCCTGAGGATGTGAGCGCAGAGATTATCAATGCGTTGAAATTGAATAAGACTGGGATGGTCCAATGATTTATAGGCTTCTTGAGGGAGGACTCGTTCATCAGGGACTGGGCTACCGATTTATTCCTTATGCGCTTCGCGGTTCTTCATTTTTCTACGGTGAGTTCGTCTTTGTTTTGAGGGTAGGAAAACGGCAGTGGTATCTGAGAAAACGCTCTGCTCTACGCGCTCCAGGTATGAAGGAATGGGTATGGGATGGGTGGCTTGGCCAGCGAACAGATTGAAGACCAGATTGGCGGACTGAGCAAGCAAGTCTGGCAGATGCTGGATGTCTCGGCTGTACCGGAACATCATAAAAAGACCTGCGTTCGCCTGAATGCTTTGGGGTCTCCGTTTTACTTTGGCAAGGCAATCCTGAATTACCGGGACCTGTCTCCTGGTATCCATTGGCACATGCTGAAGTCGATGGAAAGAGATGTTATCAAACAGGTTCAGGAGTGGCCGCGTGGTCATTTCAAGACAACGTGTTTTTCAATCACAACCCCGATGTGGTGGAGCCTCCCGTTTACCGATAACGATGAGGGTCTGATGCGGGGTCTGGGGTATGGGGATGCGTGGATCCGGTGGATGCGGCGTGCGCACGATCAGGATACGTCTACGCTGATTATGTCCGAGACGGATAGTAATGCGGAGAAGATCGGGAAGGAGATTTCTCTTCATTACATCAATAACAAGCTCTATTTGAATATCTTCCCCGAGATAAAACCGAAGCGGAATGAGACGTGGAACATGTCCTCCATGACCCATAACCGGGCCGGGAACTTCTCAAGAGAGGGTACCTATGAGATGGCCGGTGTTGGTCAAACTCTCCAGTCGCGGCATTATGTGAGGGTCATTGAAGATGACCTGTGGGGGCAGGATGCGCTTTACTCCCCAACAGAAGCAGAGAAGACCATCGAGTTTCACCAGAAAGTGCCGGGGCTTTACAGGCCGGACAGGGAGAGGCCGGGGCATATCGGGGATAACCTGATTGTCGGCAACCGGTGGGGGGTCAATGACCTGAATGGATGGGTGAGAAAGTTTCAGCCGTCCTATGAGTTCGAGACACACGCGGTCGATGGCGGGTGTTGTGAGGAACATCCAAAAGGTATTTGTATCTTCCCTGAGATGTATAACCAGGAGAAGCTACAGGAACTGAGAGAGTCGTTTGGGCCAACAGGGTATGCCGCGCAGTACCTGAATAACCCTTTGGATGAGAGTAATCGAAAGTTTCAGGATGACTGGCTGCAACATTACAATCTTGACTTGTCAGAGCACCCTTTTGGGGCAAGAGATGCCGAAGGCCGGGTCAAGATGATTACCGCGCTGAGGCATGAGACGCACGACGGACGGGTGATACCTGATGTGTTTCTGAGTCAGTTGACCCGGTTTATCGTAGTGGACCTGTTGCACGACGAGAACTCAAAGACCGGCCGGGCGAGGCATTCCGTGTTGACGATGGGGTATCTTCCGGGGAAACAGCCGAGGATGTATATCCTCAACTCGTGGGCAAAGCGGTGCACGTATAACGAGATGACCGATGTCATCTTTGCCAGAGCTGCGGCGTGGCGGGTTGGGACGATCTGGGTTGAGGTGCTGGCGGGTCAGGATGGCTGGCTGCTGTATTTCAGGGAAAAGAACAAGAGCATGGGGAACGGATTGCAGAGGCCGCTGAAGATCGAGCCACTCAAGAAGGATAGAAGCCCTGCGGCGAAGGACAGAAGAATATCGGCATTGGAGCCGTTGTTTGCTTCGCAGGTTATCTGGGCCTGTCGTGGGGACCGAGGGTATACTGACTTCAGAACCGAGTATGACGCATATAAGTCTAACCAAACGGTGGATATTCTTGATACTCTAGGGTATTCTCCGCAGTGTATCCCTGAAAATGCCGGGGATCAAAACGAGATCCGGCAGTTCATGCGGAAACGAGAAAGCCTCATAACGGGGCAGATGTCAGGTGGATATTAGTGCCTCTCCCAGCGGCTATCCCGGTACAGAAGCACTTCACCTCGAAAGAGGACATCACCGACCTCGAAAAGTACATTGACGACAACATCAGGACGTTGCGCTCCCAATGGAAGACGCTGCGGGAGACAAAGATTACCGCGTGGCGGAGGATCTACCGTGGTGTCCCCAAAGAAAAGTACAAGTCCTTCCCTTGGAAAAACGCAGCCAATCTTGTTCCCAGAATCGTCTCAAGCTTTACTGACCAGCTTACTGCAAGGCTCATCATGGGTCTCTACGGTACGGACCCTCTATTCGCAGCCGGGTTATTGGGGACTTTCAAAGAAGATGAGAAAGCCGAAGAGCAGCGGGACGCAGTAGAGCGGTTCATGACCTCTTACGGAAAATCGCCGGACGAGCTGAACCTTTTCTATGCAGAGTATGCGTGGATGCACAACGCCAATAAGTACGGATTCGCTGCGCTCAAACATACCTGGGAGCATGTGGTGGAGCAGGTCGCAGAGGCCGAGGTTGGAGGGGATGTAGTCTTCAGGGATTACACCAAGTACGACGGGCCGCGACCGCTGAGCATTCTGTTTGAAAAGTTTATGTGCCCGCTAAACATTGCTGACTTCCGTCAGGCGAATATGTTGATCCATATCAACACCCTGAAGGAGATGGATCTTCTGGATCGGATGGCGAGGAAGCTGTATCCGGCAGATAAGGTAAAGGCAGTGATGGCCGCGCCGGATAGGTATGGCCCAGATCAAGCTCAGAAAGAGATGGAAGACGACATCAATGGGTCGTCGGCAAGTTTCCAGCAAAAGGAGTGGGACTTATATGAGTGCTGGTTCCCGTACATCGTCAAAGGAAAGCGATTCAGCATCATCGCCACATACCACATACCCAGCAGAACGATGCTTCGATGCACGTTCAATTTCCTCCCAGACAACATGGTGCCGTTCAAGCTGGCAAGGCTCGGCACAGATGGTGAATCAATTATGGGCATGGGCTTTTGCGAATTGCTCGGGGTGTACCAGGAAGAGATTGCCCAAATCCATAATCAAAGAAGAGATTCCGGCACTCTTGCGAACACTACAATTATACGCGCCTCGCGAGGAAGTCAGCTTGACACCAATTTCTCGGTGTACCCAATGGCGATCCTCCCCGGTGAAGAAGGCGAGTTCTCCTTCGAGCAGATAGGGCGCCCGACGACCGAGACCATCAAAGAAGAGCAGATGACCCTGCAGCTCGCGCAGGATGCCGCAGGAATTGGGCCCAGCTCCTCGGGTTCCGGGGCAGGTTCTCCGAATAAGAAGGCTGGCGGTTACTCTGCGATGGGTACCTTTGCCACGAACCAAGAAGGTAACACTCGGGCGAATTTGCACCAAACTTCATCCAGATTCAGCCATTTGACCCTCGGAAACGACCTTTTGAAGCTATACGCGCATCTGGGTATCGATCAAAAGAAGCGTGACGCGATGGGCGAGATGGGCATGTATTTGCAGAAGGCTTTGGATAATGTGAGGGCGGGCCGTCTATGTATACCCATCTATGCCGCGACTGGGAGCATCAACAAGGAAGTGGAGAAGCAAAACAAGATGCTGATGCTCCAGCATGTCAACATGCACTATCAGCAGATACAGGGGATACTGGCGGCAGCGGCAAACCCGATGACCCCACCGGACGTAGTGGAGTATGGATGGAAGGTAGCGGATTCGTCACAGAGATTACTCAGTGGTCTCTTGAGAGATTTTGGCGAGACTGACCCAAGTCAGATACTGCCCGCAGTCGATGGGCAACAGAAGATAGAACAAAAGAAACAGCAACAGCAAGGCGCGCAGCAGCCTCCACCGCAAGGCGCACAACCTCCCCAGTCGTTACTTCCGGGTGCAACCCCTGATAACGTTCGTTCCATAGCGAGTGGCCAATGACCCCGGTAGAGTCTGTGTGGCAGGAATTTATAGCCGATTACAAGGGTGATCTGGATAAACTGTTTGCGTCCAGGACATGGAAAAAGGCAATTTATCCTTGGTTGAAGGCCAATCGAGAGATAAAAATCAGAACTATCCTTGCATCGAAAGACCACGTTGAAATTGATATGGCGAGAGGTTTTGTACTGGCTTTGGAAGGGATTATGAATCTGCCAGGGGCAGTGACTGTAACCAAAAAAGAACCTGAACAAGTACCTCAACAACAGGATTCAACTGACTACAACGACGGAATTTCGTGGGACGATACGGAAATAAATTGACTTTTAAATTACTAATGTGCGTTACTCAAAATACAGGAGCTACAGATGGCTTGGCTGAATAAGGAAAAGACCTTCGAGGAAGAGTTCGGGATGTCTCGTGAGGACTTTGACACGAAGATGCGCGAAGCTCAGGAAGCGAAGGACAAGATAGCCGCTCTTGAAACTCAGGTTGCCGGAATCAGTGACCTTCGTACCCAGATCGAAGCACTCAAGGCACCGAAAACCGAACCAGTCCGCACCGAACCCAAGAATTTCTTTGAAGATCCAGAAGGCGCGATGAATGAGCGTGTCGCTCCCGTCGCTCATGCAGCCATCAACTCGAATGCTCGGGTAGAAGAGATGATTGCCCGGTCGAAGTATGCCAAAGATTTTGCCCGCTACGGAAAAGAGATTGACGATCTGGCAGCGAAGGAAGCGAATACCTTTCGCGCCAACCCTGTGTTCTGGGAGAATTTGGTCAACATGGTTCGCGGTCGCCATGCCTCTGAGATTGAAGAATCTGCATTGAAGGGTGAGCGGTTCTTCACGGAGCAGCCCGGTGGATCCGGCTCGGGTACGGGATCGAACGACAACCCCGAATCGAAACTCAGCCCTGAAGAGTTGCGGAGCGCGAAGCGTCTTGGAATGACTCCTGCGGAGTTCCTTGAGAACCAGACTTACGTGATGACCCAGTACGGTCATGGGAGGGTCAACTAATGTCTTCCAAGAATGACAAGATCGAATCGATGTTGAAGAAGCCCGGTGAAGTGGGCGGGCAGTTGGTGGGGTACGCGGAGAAGACTAGGGCGGAACGCGAGG